CCTAGGATATCCATGATTTCTAGGTATTGAGTAGCTACTTTTGAATCAAAAAAACTACATCATCCCCTAGCATCTCATAGTTGAGATACCAATTGTCTTTAGAAATCGGTCCAGATATCAGACCAGCTTTATGAGCTGCAATCTGTACAATTAAGTGATGTACAAGATCTAACATTCCCCAAGATGAATAAGCACCCATAGGTTGACCTGTAGCATATCGAATGCTAATAGGTTTTCCTTCAGTGTATACCTTATGAATAAATGAGAAATCTCTATTTACCATAAGTTCCGACCACAGATCTCCCAAGGATGGTATAACCATATTGAGAATCTGCCGTTGGAAATCAAGAGGTAGTCTATCTGTAGCTGCACTAAGATCATATCCGAAAGATTGACCTGATGCAGTTGCCTTAGTCATAGCTCTTTGTACTGCTAATTGTTGGTCTCGCATGGCATCGTTAGGTAGATTCTCCAATAAATGGAAAATCACATTATGTAATGGTTTCAAAATGGACTGAGTCCATGGATCAATCATTGCAAAAATTCTAACTTTACCAGCAGGTTCATCTTTGGCAGATAGTTTACCTAACTGACCAAAGGGAACACCAAGTTTGGCACCAGTATCGATACGATTAAACCACATAGTGGATAATCGATCATCCTGAAGTACAAGTTTTAAGTTCAATATAATTGTGCTATAACCTAAAAGTTGAGCGTATTTGTTAAAACTCTCGAACAAGGAAGTTCGGGAAAGGAAGAAAGCTGTGGCTGAATAATCAAAACAGCTCACTTTACTTCCAGCAGATGCACTCTCTAGTAATAGCAGATCAGGTTCTTTTTTAAGGATAGACATGTCAAGCATTGCTGGATCCCATTTCATTGAAATTAGATCTACAATATCTTGCATTTTACCCTTATCAAAACTTGGACTATCCGTGATTGTATTAAGTTTTAATACACCAGGTAGGGTAATAACCCTATACACAGAGAAAAGGGTTAACCAGAATCTAATCACCGAAGGGTGAGAAGATCTGATTAATCCTCTATCTACTGAGTTTATAAAAACTGGCAATCCATCCTCTGTTAAACGAGGAAACGGAAATAGGGAAACTTCTTTCATAGAATGTAAAGGAGTCCCTGCTATCGCTTTTTGAATAGCCAATTGCCCCACTTTAAGGTACTGAACTACGTAAACTGCGCCATGATGTTTATACATTTGATGTAAATATCCGGCAAAAGAATACATAGTATTCAGACGACTAGCGTGATTAACTTCTGATGGGAAAATAGCGTGTACCATTCGGTACCCATACTTCTGAAATAACAGGAGTATAACGTTGTGATCTCTCAGTAACTTAACCATCGATCCTTTAGGAAGAATTTCTTTGCTCATAAGAGCCTTTACATTTTTAAGTAATTTCATATTATTTTAAGATGTACCGATCGATATTCGGATTTCGAGGGATGCCGTAAGGCTTTACCTTGTTATTTG